TAGAGTCAATCCCTCAACTCTAACCTATTTAACTTACTTCATAGAACCTAAAGCATACATTCTTGCACCACTATCTGCAAGACCTAAATACTCTATTTCAAAAGGAAGTTCAGAGTCTTTTTCAATTTTAAGAACTTCTTTACCTCCTTTCATAAAAGAAACGCTACCTGTGATAACATCTATTTCAGTAGATTTAGGAAGTAAAAGAAGTCCGTTAAAAACTTCTAATTGGTCATCTGCTAAAAGATGTGATACCATTTCTTCGTGTCTAATCTTCATATATTTATGAAAGTAACCCAAAGTGTTTTCAGTAGAAGACTGACAAGAACCATTTGATTTTGAATTTTTAATAAAGCTCATAATAATAATTTTTAAAATTGAGAGAATAAATATAATTTAAAATGAAGCACTAACTCTATCTCTCGTTAAAGAACTAGTACTTCTGCAAATCATAAAGGGGGATAACCCCAACATGACATAAACAAGAGGGAGATGTTCTATAGTAGGTACTGCCCCAGAGACACATACACATTTTCTATAATATATCTCCAACTTCATCTAACTTCTATTTAATATCAATCTCTTTTTCCTCTTCTCTTTATTAATAATCTATGCAAACACCTTCTTCTTCTTTATTAAAAACAAAACTATATCCTCTACTATAATATCTTCTAATATAAATTTTTTATAAATTTTTTATATCTTATCTTGACTTTTATATATATTATTATTATATTTACAAAGCCGAAGCGATAAAAGAAGTATAATAATTTTTATATTATTATTTATATTATTATTTATCTTATTATATAAATTTTTTATATCTTATTATATAAGTTAATGTGTTTCCCCTAGTAGAGAATCCTTTATACCAATTTCATACTAGGGGAGTCTCTTTTTAATTCTATAATAAACGGGGGGGGAGTAATATATACAAGTTCTATAATTCTATTCTTTTAATAAGTACAAAAATAAGTATCAGAGTAAATAATAGTAAAATATTACCGTTTTAATTTTGTAATTAAATATTATTTTACTATATTTAGGTATGGATAATGATATACTAATAAAAGGAGCAAATAGCATACTTACTGCTGTTCTTCTTCCAGAATTTAAAAAAGGAATGGATTTGATGTCTTCTTCTACTTTTAAACTATTACAACATTTTATATCTATATATGACGTAAAACAAGAAAAAATACCTTTAACAAAATCACAACTAAGATTTGATATACCTAAAGTTATTCTTCTATCTGAATCTACAGTAGTTAATTCTTTTAATTATTTAAAAGCTTGTAATGCTCTTATAGAAAAAGAAAAAGGATTTTATACTTTTAACCCTTCTCTTATTATTATTAAAATTAAAAAAACTTTATAATGGCTATCAAAAAGAAAAGTACTCCTATAGTTAATAAAAATAGAGACCTTAGAAAAGATACATTAACTTATAAAAGAACAGGATCTGTAAGAGGAATTAAAATACCTTCTGTACCTATTTCTGCTTCTACTAGAGATATAGAAGATTATACTACTACTTACACTATTATAAGATATACAAATATATATGGAAATATTAAATTAGAACTTAAAGATAATCATAGTTTGGGAATTGTATATAGTTCTTGTAGTGTTAATACAATTAAAGCTAAAGAACAAATAAATTATATTTATAAAAAGTACGGCAAGAGAAAAATAGCTGTAAATATTATAGATATTGCTTGTGAATTTGATTATAAAAAACTACCTTATATGAGTAAAGAAGAATTTAAAGTAGAAGAAGAAGTTAATAAAAAAGTTATAATAGACTTAAAAAAAGAAGAAGCGGCAAGAGTTTTAAATGCCAAGAAAAGTGTTATAGAAAATTGTTATAAATTAATTCCTTCTTATATAAAAGGAGCAATTCTTAAAGTATCTCATAATAGTTCTACTGTTGTAAAAGTTATTATAAGTGCTGAAAGTATAGCAGAGGGAGAACATCTTCTTGAAATAGATTATAATACTAAACAATGTACTTATTTCTTAGATGGCAAAAAAAGAAAGACTAGAAAAAGCTTAGAAAAAATGATTAAATAATGGGAAGTATTTGTAATGAAATATTGATAACAGAAACAGCAGATGAACTAGGACTTTCTGAAGATTTAGTAAGAGATGTTATTACGTTTCAAGGAAAAGAATGTGAAAGAGTTATTAAGAGAGGAGCATTTGAAACTGTTAGACTTCCTTATATAGGAAAACTAGAAGCAAATCATAAAAAGGTACAAAAATTAAATTCTATAATTGTAAAGAAATGAAAAAAAGAATAAAAAGTTTAAAAATAAATACTTTAAACTTTCTCGCTAGTAATATATTAGTAGGAAAATCTAAAAAAGCGGCTAGACGTAAATTGATAGATACTTCTTTCTATGAAAATATTTATATAAAGGATGTTATTTATATAAAAGTTGATAATTTAATTATTTATAATTATCTTATTCTTAATTTAGAATTACATAAGATAGACAATGTTAGGTGTTATTTATGTGATTCTACAGATAAAGATATGGTAGAAGCTGTTTTTACTATTAGAGTTTTTAGAGATACGTCAGATATTTTTATAAGAACTTTTGTTAGACCTACACAGTTTATAAAAGAAGAAATTTTAAGTGTAATTATAAAAGAAATGAAAAATGGATTATAATATTTTTACAAAAGAAGAACTTATTGAAAAACTAAAACACTTTGAAGAGATAATAGAAGCTCAAGATCTTTTAGTAGAAACAATAGAAAGTAATAACTTATCTTCTACTAAAGCTATACATGAACTTTTATTAGATGCTTTTTCTACTTTTGAAAATAAGTATAATCTTATGAACGCATCTAAAACTATTCTTTTTAAACTAGAGAGGACTATAGCAGAGTGTGAACCTTTTCTTGCTAATGGAGCAAAAGTTATAGCAAAAGCACAGCTTGTTTTTTCAGTTACAGAGAGACAAGTTCTTACAGGAACTTCTCAAACTTATGTTTTGCAAAGTCCTACCTTTAATTTTCATAACCACGAACAGATAGAAGAAGAAGGGTGGGAGGAAATGTTATATTCAGAGATTTTGAGAGGTTTTTTACAATGTGTTTTACAAGTCTTTCACGCATCTAAAACTTAAATATGGAATTATTTACTCTTGATATGTCGAACAAGTCTTTAGTAGTTATAAATAAAGCAGAAGTTCTTCTTATTCCTGAATTTAAAAGACTTCTTTCTAGAGACAGAGGAAGTGAAGGAGATGCAGACGGAAGAAAGAAATTTAAAGCTATAAAAGAGTTTACTTATATATGGTATTATTGTTCTTTTACTTCTCCTATTTTTGATTGGTCTGATAGAGATAGACACTTAGAAGCATTAAAAATATCTACTTTAAAAGAGTCTAATATAGATACTGATGTAGATGCTGCTATAATAGCTTATAAAACATATACAAACGTTATAAGCTTAAGACTTTATACTTCTGTTTTAGAAGGGTGTAATAAATTAGAACAGCATTTTAGTTCAATAGACTTTGAAGAAGAAGATGAATTTGGAAAAAGAAAAAATAATCCTAAAGATTTTATAAGTAATGTTAAGATGCTTAAATCTACTTTTAAAGAACTAAATGAATTTAGAGATATGGTTAAGCAAGATCTTGCAGGAAAAACTAAGATGAGAGGTAATAGTAAAAAAGGTAACAGAGAAGACCCTAATTAACATAATAAAAAAGAATGAATAAAGCAATATTATTAGATTTAGACCACACACTTATTCAACCCTTAGAAGGTAGAATTTTTCCTCTAGGGATAGATGATTGGGAGTTTATAGATAAAACTATAGATTATATAAAGTCTCTTTGTGAACTAGATTCTTATGGAGTACATATAGTAAGTAATCAAGGAGGAATAGAAGCTGGTTACATTACTTCTGTAGATGTTAATAAAAAGTTTAATAACATCTTTTATAAACTTAAAGAAAAAGGAGTTCCTGTTATATCTATGCTTTACTGTCCTGATATGCAAAGCTATGAAAGAAAACCTAATCCAGGACTTGCTTATAGACTTGCTTGTGATTATCAAATAAATCTTAAAGACAGTATTATGGTAGGAGATATGGCTACAGATAAAGAGTTTGCTACTTTTGCAGGAATAGGTAAATACATAGACGTAAAAGAACTATAATGCAGACTATATACTCATTACTTTATCCTTTTGTATGTACTTTTGATTTTGTAGTAATTAATACCGCTTCAAAGAGAGTTAAACATAGAGTACTATTAGGAATTAAAGACTACGGAAGTAGAAATAGAAAAGGTCTTTCTTTACAAAGACATAAAACGTCTAAAAGAGAATCTAAAAGATGTAAAGATTTTAATTAACATTTATAAAATAAAAATAAAAAGTAATGGTAAGATTTGATGAACCCTCACATACTTATACAACAGAAAGTGGATTACAATATACTTCTGTTACTACTGTTATAGGAAAATATAAAGAACCTTTTGATAAAGAGTTTTGGTCAATATACAAAGCAGTTGAAAGAGTTTATATAGATGCTAATAGCTCTGATGAATGGATTAAACATAAAAAAGAGTATAAGCCAAAAGGAATAGTTAATAACTTCAAAACTATGAGCTATTCTAATGATTTTTTAAATAAAGTAGATATTACTATTAAAAATGTAATAGATGAATGGGATTATGAGAGAGATATTTCTTGTTACAATGGTACAAACTTCCACAAACAAAAAGAGAATGAGCTTTTTACACTAGGGGTATCTGGAGGACTTAAAGTAAATACACCTGAAGAACATAGAGGAATACCTGTAGAACTAGAAAGTCTTCCTGACGGTATTTATCCTGAGCTTACTTTATGGAGTAATTATTATAAACTTGCAGGTCAAGCAGATGTAGTTACTATTTATACTATTGATGGAATTAGATATATAGATATAGATGATCATAAAACTAATAAAGAGATAAAATCTACTTCTTTTTTTAATGCAAAAACTAAAAGACATTCTATGATGAAATCTCCTATAAGTCATATACAAGATTGTAATAAAGAACATTATAAATTACAACTTTCTACGTATGCTTATATGTTAGAATGTGCAGGTTTTATACCAAAGAAACTTACTTTTAATCATTATAAGAATGTAGGAACTAAAAAAGAACCTTCTTATATTCATAATAAAGAATACTTATTTGATTATGACAAAAAATCTGTAGTAAGGATGCTTAATCATTTTAAAATCTCAAAAAAATGAAACCTTTATTAGTAAATACTGAATACTTTAGAGACTCTGCTAGGTTTTTTGAGAAACATAATTGTTATACTTTTGCTCCTGAAGGATCATTAGATTATGATACTTTTTGGGATGAAGAAGATAGAAGATGTAAAGAAGGCTATTCTGTAGGAGATCTTTCTATAACAGGAAAACATTATGCTTATCTTAATTATGGTGTAATTGAAAAAGTACCTGAGTCTGCTCTTAGAGATAAAAATAAAATAGGATCTGCCGTTAGTAAAGTTTTAGGATTCCCTTCATTCTGGGAGATAGATTTGTGTTGGTGGGATGCAAAACAAGATGCTCTACTTCGACCTTTTGGAGAAGGAAATCACCTTGTATGTGCTAAAACTAGGGGGTGTGGGTGGTCTTATAAAGAAGCTTTCGACGGAGTATATAATTATAATTTTATTCCTAAATCAAAATCTTTTTATTTAGCAAGTAAAGAAGATTACTTAAATAAAGATGGAATACTAGATAAAGTTGCTGTTATGCTTAACTTTATTAATAGACATACTGACTGGTATAAAAATAGACACAAGCATGATACAATAATGCACCAAATGGCTAGTTATGAATCTACAGAACAAGGTAAGAAAGTTTCTAAAGGTTATCTTAGTGAGATAATAGGAGTAACAGTAGATAACCCAAACAAAGCTAGGGGTAAACGTGGAAATAAGATTACTTTTGAAGAATTTGGTTCTTTTAAAAGTGCTAAACTTGCATGGTCTATATGTAGAGAATCTGTAGAACAAGGAGGGTTTATTGCAGGACAAATGTCTGCTTTTGGTACAGGTGGAGAAGAAGGAGATCAAATAGAAGCTTTAGAAGATATGGTTAATAACCCTCTTGCTTATAACTGTCTTCCTTTTATTAATAAGTGGGAAGATTGCCCAAAAAATGATGGATCTTTAGATACTTTAGGAGGAGACCTTATTGTTCCTTATGTTCCTCCTAAAATAGAGATAAATAAATATGCTCCAATAGATTATCAAGGAGATACGTGTGGTTTTGTAGTTCCTGCTTATCTTGCTAATGATAAAGCTATTGATGCTAATGGTGTAGCAGATTTGTATGAATCTGTAAAACTTGAAATGAAAAATAGAAATCAGATAGCAAGTTCTGATGATGCAAAAGATTTAGATAGAAAAGTAGCAGAAAGACCTTTTAATCTTACTGAACTTTTACAAAGAGTTTCTTTTAATCCTCTTCCTAGACAAGAAGCTTTAGAACAAATAAAACAAATAAAAAGAAACAGAAAACTTCAATCTATTATAAGAAATGGAGTATTAACTTCTACCACAGAAGGTTTTAAATTTGATCCTACTGTTCCTACAAAACCTTTAAATAAATTTCCTCATAAAAATGATGATGATTTAAAAGGATGTGTAACTGTTTATGAACTTCCTCATAAAGTAGATAATAAAGTACCAGGTAGAATAGGAGAAATCTATACTGCTGTATTAGACCCTTACTATAAAGATGATGCACAAGATAGAACTTCTTTAGGAGCTTTATACATATATAAAAATCCTAATAAATATACAGGACATAGAGAACAGTTAGTTGCTTCTTATATTGCAAGACCTGTTAAACTTGATGACTTCTATAAAAACTGTTTTAATCTTATAAGAATGTATCAAGCCTGTCTTCAATCAGAAATACTAGGAGGAGGTAAAGGTGTTTGGGATTATGCAAAAAGTAAGAATTTACTTAAACATCTTTCTTTTGAAGTTACTATAGATTTAGCTAAAGAGAAAGCAGATAGTAAATCTAAAAATTACTTTATGAATATTTCTACAGAAAGAAAAAATCAAGGAATGATCTACTTAGGAGAATGGCTACTTTCTGAAATAGGATTTAGAGAAGATAATAGTCCTATACTTATGATTCATACTATATATGATTTAGGATTCTTAGAAGAAGTTAGTAAATGGAAAGATAAAGGAAACTTTGATAGAATCTCTGCTCATATTGTTTATATGTTTCAAAGAAAACAATATATACAAGATACTACAAGGTCTACAACTAAATCTAAATCTGACTTTTTTCATAGAAAGCATTTTACTTCCCCACAAGAAACAAAAAAAGAAAGTAACGGTTTTATAGGATTATAATTAGGATTTATTTATTTTATTCCTTATAAGCACTTCTAAAGATTAAACAATGGCTAGAAATAGTAAACCTCTACAACGAGTATCTCAAACAGAAAAAGAAAAAGATGATTTTTTATGGGCTAAACAAACAGCTATATATTATCTTGGATCTTCTTCTATGTTCAATAATGCTTTAGGAGGAAATTCTTCTATTAGTAGAAAAGAAGAAAATTATAATATACTTAATAATAAAATTCCTGAAAAGTGGTTTCATCACATTACTAATCCTTTAGGAACAGATAAAGAAAACTATAAAAATTTTCCAGCTAAAATAAGACCTTATAATATAATTATTCCTAACTCTGATTTATACTTAGGAGAGTTTATTAAACGTAACTTTAAATATCAAGTATTAAATAAGTCTGAAGAAGGTTATAATAGTTTTATAGAAGAGAAAACAAATGCTTTAAGACAAAATATAAGACAGCATTATATAAATAGTTTAGTAGAAGCAGGGCAAGTAGACGAAGAAAACTATGAGGAAGTTGAATTACCTCAAGAACTTAATGAAGAGTTTCTTTCTACCTTTCAAGATCACTTAGCTCTTAAAGGTCAAAGTGTTTTAGCTTATATAGATTCAGATAAACGAACTTTTGAAGTATTTAAAGAATGTTTCTATGATTGGATTGCAGTAGGAGAATGTCACACTTATAAAAACATTGTAAGAGGAGATATAGAGTATGAAAGAGTAAATCCTTTAACTTTTACTACTGATTTTGGAGAAGACACAAAATATGGAGAAGATGGTAATTTTGCAGTAAGAAGAAGACGAGTATCTGTTTCCGATTTAGTATCTTCTTTTTATGATGAACTTTCTCCAGAACAAATAATGGATTTTGAAAAAGCTCTACCTACTTTTTCAGGATCTGTAACAGGTACAGATGAAAACTTCTCTGATAAAGCATATCTTTATCACATTACTTGGAAGTCTCAAAAGATAATTAAAATTCTTTCTTATATAGACGACTTTGGTCAGTATCAAGAAATGGAAGTAGATGAACTTTATAAAGCAGATAAAACACTAGGAGAATCTACAAAAGAAATTACAATTAATGAATGGTGGGAAACTCACTATATTCCTAGTTTATCTACAAGTGCTTCTACAGACTTTAATACAGAATCTGGACATTTCTTTAGAATAAGACCTATTCCTGTACAAAGAGGACTTCTTAACAATAGTGCTGCTTGTAAAGGACTTTATAATTCTATTTATTTTAAAAATGAAAATGCTGATAATATTTCTGTAGTAGACTTAGGAAAACCTTATCTTATTCTTTTTATTATACTTAATTATAAAATAGAGCTTACTATTGCAAAGAGTAAAGGAAAGATTGTTCTTATTGATCAAAATGTAATTCCTAATGAAGAAGGTTGGGATGAAGAAAAGTTTATGTACTATGGGGAAGCTTTAGGTTGGGGTATTATAAATAGAAATCAAATAGGAGTTGATAAATCTTATAATCAATATCAAGTATTAGATTTAGGGTTATATCAAGATATTTCTCAACTTATTAATATAAAAGAAAATATTAAAAATGATTATGACGAACTCTTAGGAATTTCTAGACAAAGAAAAGGACAAGTGTCTGCAAGTGAAACTGCTACTGCTACTAATACTGCTTCTGTTAATAGTTCTGTTATAAGTGAATATATCTTTGATAAGTTTGATGATTTTAGAAGAGTAGAATATGAAGGACTTTTAGACCTTTCTCAATTTGCATACTCAGAAGGAAAAAAAGGACTTTATATAGGGAGTGATGGAAGAACTAGACTTTTAGAACTATTAGAAGGAGATTTGCAAAGTGCTGAACTTGGTATATGTGTTAGTAGAAGTTCTAATGATAGTGAAAAACTTAATATGTTTAAATCCTATGCACAAGCTTTTGCACAAAACGGAGCTGCTGCTTCTACTGTAGGTAAAATTATACAAGCAGATAGTTTATTAGAAGTTACTAAAGTTTTAGAAGGAATAGAAGAGAAACAAGCAAAAGCTGCTGAAAGTAATGCTCAATCTGAACAAGAAGCTCAACTTGCATTAAAAGAAGTAGAAAAAGAGTTTGAAGCTTATAGACATATGCTAGGTCTTGAAACTCTGAATGTTGATCATGACAGACTAGATAACAGAGAGTATATAAAAGGAGACATAGAACTTACTAAAGAATCTATGTCAGAAAGTACTCCAGATTCTGTACCTGATATTTCTAATATAGAAGATAGAAATTCTGAAAGAGTTAAAGAACTTCAAGATCAAAGAAAACAAAATTCAGAAGAAGCTTTTAAATCTAAAGAAATGAGTTTAAAAGAAAGAGAACTTGATATTAAAGAAAAAGATACAGACAATAAACTTAAAATTGCTAAAGTAAATAAAAACAAACACGATAAAAAATAATCTATATAAAAGATGTATATAAATAATATAATCTTTATATTTGGGTAATACTTAACTTTTAACTATATTTAATTATGTTTATACCAGAGGAAGAAAATGGACAAAAAATAGAATCTCAAAATGAAGGCTTAGAACCACAAGGACAAGCAGAAGGATCTAATCCTGCTGTTGAAACTTCTAGTGATTCTAAAGATGAAAAAACTCCTGAAGAGATAGCTAATTCTGAAAAGATAGATTCTTTATTAGAACGAGGTAATTCAGAAGATGCAGAATTTACTCAACAAGAATTAGACTTTCTTAAAGAAAATGGAGTAAAGATTGAAACAGGAGAAGATTCTAACTTTTTTACTGAAGTTGAAACTCTTACAGGAAATGCTTTAGAAGTAGATTATGGAGATATTGACCCTAATTCTGCACAAGGGGTAGTAAAATACTTAGACGCACATAAAGTTAGTGTTGAATCTAATTTTGAACAACTTCTTAAAGAAAAAGCTCCTCTTTCTTATCAAGCTATGCTTATAGAAAATGGAGGAGGAAATCCTGCTGAATACTTTATATCAGAAGAAGATGACTCTATTGATTATTCAAAACAATCAGTATCTAAAAATAATATAGAAGATGTTAAAAGCTTTATTCGTAAAGATTACACTTCAAAAGGAATGGATTTAGAAACTATTAATACTTTAATAGATTCTTTAGAAGATAAAGGAAAATTGTTAGATGCTGGTAAAAACTCTTTAGAACACTTAGCAGGATCTCAAAAACAAAAAAGAGAAGCAGTTGTAGAAAATGCTAGAATTGCTCAACAACAAGAATATGATACTATGTCTGCATTTAGTAATAGTATTGAAGAATCTATAAAAACAGGAATTGCAGGTAGCTTTAATATACCTCAAGCAGACTTAACTAAATTTCAAGATTATGTACTTGATAGAGTAGTTTATCAAGACGGAAGTTTTTATTCTTCTAAAGAAATAAAAGCAGAAGATATTTCTAAAGAACTTGGTTCTCTTTTCTTTGAATATAAAGGAGGAAATATAGATTCTTTAGTTCAGTCTCGTGTAAAGTCTGAAAATGTAAGAACTTTAAAACTTAAAAGTTCTTCACAGACAGGAAAAGTTCTTGGAGAAAAACAAAAACATTCTAAAGGATTTATTCCTTTCGGAGATTTAACATAAATTAAATTAAATTAAATTAAACTAATAATATAATGAAAAAACCGTTAGATTATCAAGTTCTTGAAACAGTTTTTGATGGAAAGTCAATGCTAGACGAACAGAACTTTTATCATCAGAATCAGGGAGAACCTGCAAAGCTAACTAAACAGCTTACTTATATCTTAGGAGATAGTACTCAAAATTATCCAATTTGTACTATGACTTCTTCTTTATTAGCAAGTAAAGGAGCTAGTCAAGAGATTTCAGATACTCAATTTACTTATCCTGTAATGGGAAGAGATGAAAAAGCATCTGTAATTGCTTCTACCCTTTTTACAGAAGGAGATACTCCAGGAAAAGGTAATTCTAAATTTACTATTACTTTTAGTGATAATTGGATAAAACGTTATTACGTTATTCAATCAAGTACAGGTGTACAACTTTATGTACATTCTAAAGGTAGTCCCTCTGCACAAGGAGAAGGTTTTGATTATGAAGTACAGGTAGCTTCAGGAAATCCAGAAGAATGGTGTCCTGTTAGTGAACTTCAAGCAGGTACTCGTTGGATTGATTTATATGCTGCTGTTGCAGAGTCAGAATCAAGAGGAACTGAAAGTAGAATGGTAGCTCCTGGTAGTTACAAAAATCAATTAGGATATATTCGTAAATCTGCTTCTTGGGCAGGTACTTCTGCTTCAAGAGTAATGAATATAGAAGTTAATACTGATAAAGGTCAGAAAACAAGTGCTTGGATGGACTTCTTTATGTGGCAGTTTGAGAAAGCTTGGATGCATGAAAAAGAAACTCACTATTGGTATTCTCGTTATAACCGATTAGAAAGTGGAGCTGTAGGACTTAAAGATGCTGTAACAGGAAAAGATATTCCTATGGGATCTGGTCTTTTAGAGCAAATTCAAAATAAAGGTACTTATAGTAAACTTACTTATAACTACATTATGAATACTATCAGTGATGCTCTTTTTGGACAATCTGATACTGATAATATGTCTATTACTTTATTTACAGGTACTGGAGGAATTAGAGAATTTCATAATGCAATGAAAGAAGAAGGTATTAGCCTTTTAGGAGGATTAGGAAATGGAAACATTTCTGATAGATACGTTACAGGTCAAGGTAGAGAACTTATGCTAGGAGGATTCTTCTATGGTTTCTATCATATTGATGGATATACTATTAAAGTTAAGAAAAATCCACTATTTGATAGAGGTAAAGTTGCTATGGCATCTCCTTTACATCCTAAATCTGGTCTTCCTTTAGAGTCTTACAGAATGGTATTTATTGATGATGCTAATTATGACGGACAAGCTAATTTAAGAAGTGTTTATCACTCTGGATTTAAGAGTAATTATGGTTATAATCATGGTATTGTTCAAGGACTAAATGAGCCTCCAAAATCTTTACAAATGTTAGGTGCTAAGCCTTTAGGAGCAGGAGATTTAAGAGATATGGCAACTGATGTAGATGTTTCATCTTACCATAGACACGCATCTTGTGGAGTTCAATTACTTAGAGGTAATAAATGCTTTGATCTTCAATGTGTAGCAGGACTTTAAGATAATACATACCTTCTAAGATTAAGTACTTAGAAGGATTATCTTTAACTAGATTCTATAGTTAGTAATAGTAATAATTATAGAGTTAAGTATTAAAAAAGGCAGATACTTGGTATCTGTCTTTTTTTGTTGTATATTTAATGTAAATACTTAATATAAACACTATTACTAAACTTTCTACAAAATGACAGAAGATACAAGCGTAATTATAGAAATTAAAAGAGTTACTAAATTACAACATCAAAATAAAGAAGCTGCTAATAAGTTTGCTTTACAAGGCAAAGTTTCTATTGGTTCTTACTTTGAAACAGGAACATCTAAAACTGCAACAGGTTTATCAAGGTCAGAAATAAACTTATTACTACCTTTATTAATAGATTTTGATGTTCAAGATAGAGATTTTAAAAAAGAAGTAACAAAATACTTTGATAGTATGTTTACTCAAATTCCTTCTACAGGAAGAGAACTTGAAACAGGTCTTATGGATAATTCTTTAACTTTAGGAGCAAAACTAAAAGAAGGAGGAGTAAATTTACCTTTAGAAGTTGAAGATTACGTTGCGTATAGACATTGTTTAGGTTTTCCTTTCTTAGCTAAAAGCTTAAAAGAAGCAAAAGGAGATCCTAGAAAAACATTATATATCTTAGATAGAAAGAAAGAGTCATTAGAGTCTACTTCTAAAAGAGAATTACAAGATACTTCTTTTGCTAAATACTTAGCTATAAAAGATGATTCTAAGATGGTTTCACAAGTTCTTTCTGCTTTAGGAGTTTCAACTAGAGATTTAATTACAGGAAAAGCATTAGATGAAGTTTCTTTACTTAAAGATGCTTCTATGAAAAGACCTAAAGCTTTTATTCAAGCGGCAGATAACAAGGACTTAAAATTAATTTATACTATTAACTCTATGGTTAATCTTAAAATTGTTATAAAAGAAGGAACTAGGTATATATTTGAAGGTTCTCAACTTGCTGTAAGCATGAAAGATTTTATAGAATATATGAGAGATTCTAAAAACTCTAAAACAGTAGCAGTTTTAAAAGCTAGATTAGAAGAACTTTCTTAATTTTATCTTGAGCTTGTATGATTTTATACAAGCTCAACTTATTTAACTTACTTATCAATGAACATAACAGAAGCACACATTCATGTAGAAAGAGGAGTACAAAGGTACAATGCTAACGTTTACGATTACTTTCTTCCTGAAGATATAGATTTAATTCTTACTAAGATGCAAAACAGGTTTATTGATTCTAAGTTTAGAAGAGATAAAAATGATTTAGGATTTCAGTATGATCAAGGAGACTTAGATGACTTAGAAGCTTTAATAGTTTCTAATTTTGAAATAGATTCCGATCAAGACTTTGAAAGAGAGAAAGCAAAGATACAACTTCCTTATAATTATAGGTATTTAATAGATGCAGAAGGACAAGGAGTTAAAACTTGCTATTCTCCTTCTGATCCTAAGTATTCTTTAAACTCTTCAGAAAATGTTACAGAATATTTATATACTCTTTCTTTTTCTGATGCTTCTCTTCCTCAATTAGAAAATGAAGCTTTTAAAAATCTTAAAATGGTTTTTGATTCTACTACTTTATTTGATATTAATAATTTTCCTAGTATAGCAGAAGGTCTTCCTTCTACAGAAGATAAATATTTAGTTATTAATCTTATTTTAGGAGAACTTAGAAACTCTTTATTAAATATTAATTTAAAAGGAGTTTATTGGGAAAGATATAAAGATCTTTATAGACCTGATTCTTTTATATTAGTTTCTACTTCTTCTTCTGCTTCTGATGTTACTTTATCTTCTGGAGATACTCAAAATCCTTCTATAGTTTTTGCATTACTATCAACTAATACATTAAAAGTTTCTACTTCTACAGAAAGTTTATATAAATGTAAACTTAGAATAACAAATAATGATAGAAAAGGACAAGTTTTATTTGATAATGCTTTTTCTAAATCTATCCCTAGAAGTCCTGTTACTACTCTAGCAGGAAAATCTTTAATTGTAAATGTTGATAAAAGATTTACAGTAAAGAGGATATATATTGACTACATTAGGATTCCACAGAATATAAGTCTATCTTTAGGTAGAGGGTTTGAACTACGAGAACAAACACATGAACGTATTTGTGATTTAGCTATTGAGTATATTAAAAATATAATAGAACAGCCAAGTTATAAAGAAACTCTTAGTGATAATATGTTAAGAAGTGAATAAAACTTAAAATTAAATTAAACTAATAATTATGCCTGTAAGAAAGCCTATAAGCAAACGTACAAGAGGATATAACGCTACTACTTTTATTGGAGAAGCAGTTGCTTATAATCCTTCTACTAATCCTTTATATAAAGATTTTGTAGATAAAGCTCCTTTAGGAACTGTTGGACTCTTTAAGATACCTCTAAATGGAGATGAATCTTCAGCTACTCGTGTAGCAGGATCTCTATCAGAAGGAGAAAAGTTCTTTATTGCTCAAGTTATGAGTAATGTTGGAGATAATAGAGGAGCTGGTCCTCATATTAAAAAGTCTAAAACTTTAGATTTAAAATCTATTTCTAGAAAAACTAAAAATGATTTTATTTTACCTGCTTCACAACTTACTCATATTGGGTATAACGGTGTAGGAGGAGATTTAGAATTTGTATCAGGAGCTATTGTAAGAGATTATGATTATTCTATTGCAATTCTTGAAACTTCTGAAGAAAATCAACCTTATCCAACTTGGCAATATAACTATCAGCCTAAATCATCTGATACTAGCAAAGATATTGCATTTGGTATAGCTGAAAAAGCTAATAATCCTTTTTCTTTACAAAATAAAGAAGCTTCTCCTTTAGTTACTATTGAAGTTTTAATTAAAGGACAGGAAGGTGCTATTACTGAAACTTTTGATGTAGAAGAAGGAAGCAATGTTATTGTTGCGTCTGCTGGTTCTCATGGATTAGCCGTAGGAGATATTTTACAACTTACTGTAGGAACTTCTAAAGTTTCTTATTTAGTAGAGAAAGTAGACACTACTGATATTACATTAAATACTGGGTTTATAGGAAAAACTGCTACAGGTTTAGCAGGAGATATTCTTACTGCTATTGAAGCTGTAGGTTTACAAATTAAATCTATTTATGAAGATGTACACTTTAGAGTATCTGTAAGAGGAGAACTTGAAGACAGTGCTATCTATTATACTTCTCCTTATTCTGTAGGATCTGGTTCTAGAACACAGGTTGAAAGAATGGAATATGAAGGAAACATATTTGATGGAGGTACTACTATTCATGCTAAATATGCTCCTAAATATGGAGAGTTAAACAGATTTAGAAAAGATGAGTATGCTTATGAAGTTATTAATCTTCAATATGTTGCAGAATATGAATCAGTAGCTATTCCAAATACTACAGATTCTCATTTAGGATATATTGAATTTGCTTTACCTATTACTTCTGGTGCTTTAACAGATGAAGGATATGTAAATGCTCCTGCTTCTCCTTTATCAGCAGTAAAAAGTGCTTTAAATTTATAAGAGTACTTGTAATATAATACATAAATTTATAATATATACTTAAAAGGAGTAAAGTTTAGCTACTTTACTCCTTTTTTAATTTAAAAATCATGGCAATAACAGTAAATCAAGTAATTAGTATTTTATCAGAAAGAGCAGGAAAGCCTTTTGATATTCCTTTTCAAGAAGAATTAAAAGTTATAGCCGATTATTGGATTAGTTCTATATTAAAACAAGTTTTAGAAAAAAGACCTCAAGATAGATATAGATTTCAAGTTTCTTTTGTATTAGAATTAGAAAGAGTACCAGAGATAGAATGTCCAATAGAGTATGGGTGTGTTTTAAGAACAAAACAACAACTTCCAAAGCCTTCTAGAGGAGGAGGAGATACACTTTTTGATTATATAGGTTCTGCTGATTTTAGAGATCCATGGAATAGAGCAATTCCTACAGCTTTTATGGACATAATGGCAAGTGAACCAATAGTAGGAAAAAGACCTAAACCTTCTTATAGAAATGATTATATATATGTTTATGGGCATGATGCTAAAGAAGTTAAGTATATTGGAGTAAAAGGAGTTTTTACAGACTTTTCTAAACTTAGAGAACTACAATGTAAAGAAGGAGGATCTTGTTTTGAAGAAGATATTCCTTACCCTGTTACTGAAGATATTATACAACAAGCTATACAAGCTATTCTTTCTACTGAACTTAGACTTCAACCTCTTTTAGAAGATACAGAAGTAGAAGCTACTATTCCTCAACCTTTAAATAAACGGAAGTAATGTTAATTAGAAAAGAAAAAGGAAGAGCTAAAAATATTAAAAAGCCTGATACTATAGGACAAGTAGATTTATATAAATCTTATGTTAATAACTTATTAAAATCTAGTAATTACTATATTTTTAAATCTAATAAAGTTTTTATAGATACTAGAAAAAAGAAAGAAGTTTATAGAGAAGAGATAAACTTTCTTAAAGATAGGAAAGAATATCTATTATCAAAGATAGTACTTACTCCTTATGAAAAAAAGAGTTTAAATAAAACTAATACTCTTCTTTCTCATTATAAAAATACTATATCTGGATTAGAAAGTGGATTAGTTCTTTATATTACTTTTGAAAAGTTTAAAAATATACTAAAAACACATAACGAACTTTTACAAGAAAGACTTTTAACAGGATATAAATATACTATATCTCCTAAACTTGGTTACTTAGAAATGAGAGAAATTTCTAGGAATTTCGGTAAAAAAAGAGTAGATTTTGGTGAGACTAACAAAGCAAAAAGAAGACTACTAGAGAAAGGTCATAAAGAAGAAGATCTTTATAACTTAACTACTAATCCTACAAGTAAACTTAAATATGTTGTTTATTATGTAGATGATTCTTATACTATAGTTTATTGGGTAAAAGGAAAGTTTCCTAATTGTTCTGTATATAAGTTTAAGCCTTCTAGCGGACAAGTAGGAAAAGGATTTAAAAATAATATAGCAATTACTTTAAAAAAGAAACCTTACTTAAAGTCTTTGTATAACGTAATTTCTAAATAATAATAAAAATGGTTTATAAATTTGTATCATCTAAAGAAGTTATAACTAGAATAATAAGAAAGAGTAAATTATCTAATACTTCTTATTTAGAAGATATTAAAGTATGGTTACCAGAAGGTATAAATGCTTTAAAAACAAAACATTCTGTTTCTCTTGTTTCTATTCCTTTAGAAGTATCTAATCATATAGCTTATTTGCCTGATGATTTATCTTCTCTGGTAGGGATTCTTTACGAGGGGAAACGCCTTAGAATGTCAAGTAGTGATTTAGATTTTACTACTTTTCCTCTTCAACAACAAAAAACAATTACATCTTTTTATACTAACGTAGGTTCTCATGCTTCTCTTTCTAGTACTGAATTTAACAGTGGACAAGATATAATAGCACAATATTCTCAATGTAATGTTAATAGTTATAAGATAAATTTAGGAAATATTCATACTTCTTTTTGTGAAGGAAACATAGAAGTAATTTATAATAAACTTCCTGTAGATTGTGAAGGATTTTTATTAATTCCAGATAATACAGACTATAAACAAGCTTTAGAGTGGTATGTTTATCAACAAATGACTTTTGGAGGATATAAACTACCTGATCCTAGAATGGATTACACTTTTTGTACACAAGAATTTGAAAGGTTTGCAGCTAGGGCTTTAGCTAGTATTAAATATCCTTCTGTAGATAAAATGGAAACTACTTACAGATCTACTACTAATTTAGTTTTTCCTCAACATTATTGGGAACATTTTGGGCAAAACTTAGAACAAATTCAAGAAATAAGAGGACTATGAGA